TGAGCAAGAAAGGCGGTATTACTGATGAGCAATGTTATCAATTGGGTCTACGTTTACATGTTTCTGAAAGATTATGACGTGATCGACTCTATCGATCCGCATACCCTGACCGCGCTGCGCCGTTATATCTGCCTGAATCCCGTGTCTGTCCGCGAAGTCGCGGTTATGTTGTCCGTATATTCTGTCATGTCCGTGGACATGATCGCAAAGCGCCTGATTGCGCTGGCAAAATAAGGAAGGAGAACGAAAATGAAAACGTATTTCAAGGCTACTCCCATCGGCGCGGAAGCCGATCAGAAAGTTACCCATATTCGCGTGGATCTGACCTATAACAAGGGCGGACTGAACGTCTGGACGTACAAGCAGGAACCGCGAGGCTATTATATGACGATTGTACCCGTTTTCCGCGACGGATGCATGGAAGGCTTCACCGCCTTCAGCGGAAAGAAGTACCTGATGAAGTCTGTGACCCGTGCCAGCGCGAAGCAGGAACAGGAAGCCTGGGACGGTGTTCGCGCCTTTATCGGAGACGATCTGCGCGGAGTCGTGCGGAATTTGGGCTATGAGCTGGGAGAGGAGTGTAACGGATGAGCAATATCATGATTTGCCTGGACGACTATGAGGGACCAGAACTGGATGAGGATTACCTTGGCGAAATCGGAGTCATCCCCCATACGTTTGAACGGGCGAAAGTGACGCCGCATGCCGCCGACCACATTCTGCAAGCGCTGGAGTTTGACGGAGCGGAAATCGTGAAAGATGAGCTGAACGGAACCAGCATTAAAATCACGCCCATGCTCCGCGAGCGCTACTTCCGGCATTACTTCGACGAGTACAAGCGCTGGGCGGAACTGGCTGCGAAAATGGATTTTGAGGACTTCTCTACCTATCACGGAAAGATTAAGTTCGGCGATGCCGAGCGCTGGTTCGACCGTCCGAATGATGTGTACATCTGGTATGCCGGATGGTACAGCACTCTGTCTGAGTTTTTGCGCCAAGCCGGTAACGGAGACACGTTCTATATTGGAACGGTGTTCACGCTTAGTTAAACGAACCAGAAATAAATCCTAATCCGATCCCCCGACCGTGGCTCACTGGCTGAAAACCCACCCCTATATAGTCAGCGGAACCCGAAATGAATCTGGATTGTGATTTTCTGAACAGTTATCAGGGACGAAAACCCACCCCACACGAAGAAAAGGAAGGCTAATTATGAAGTTCAAGACTACCCGAAAGGCTATAACGGAATCGTATCCTAAGATCGTTTGCATTGGCTATTGCGATGCCCAGCATCTTCTCCACAATCACAGGCCGGTCGCATACACATGTGGTACTTATGGCTGGAACTTCGATGTGTACGATATCGACGGAACCGCAATCTGTACAGGATATCGCGGAATGCCTGGCGTACATCTGCCGAACGTTCGCGAGTTTGATCGGAAGGCTGAAGAAATCCTGTATAACAATAACAACAAGCCCTACGAGGAGCGGGAAGCTCTTGTGGAAAAGCTGTTACTGGAGTTCCTTACGCAGAAGGAGGCCTGACGGAATGGAAAAGCCAGTTGAGTGGATCGTCAGAGTATATGACGGGCCGGAGACGTACGAGTACGAGTATAGCAACGAGAAGCACGCCAGCGAACAGCTAGACTGGGAGCATGAAAACGGCAACAGTGCCAGCCTCTTCGCCTACTACTGGAATGGCATCAACCGCCGCGAAGAGTTTGTCCGATAAGGTATCAGGAACCCGAAACAAAATCAAATTCATAATTCTTGAACCACTGGCGAGGACGAAAACCGTCCCCGCCTTTTTAATTGAAAGGAGTAGCTATGTCGTACAAGATCGGGAGCATGAAGCTCAACCAAACGGAACACGAAGGAAAAATGAAATTCGTCCCATCCATCAGCACGTCCTGCCGACGGAATAAATTCTGCATGGCACGGATGAAGGAGAAAGTGAACGTCTGCATTGAGTGTTTCGCCAACGCGTTGCTTGGAATCAGAAAGCAGTTGGAAGCCGCGATCGCGAAGAACGCCGACATTCTGACGGATCACCTTTTCACGGACGAAGAAGCCGCGACGATCAAGATTAAGTTCACCAAGAAGATGTTGGAAAACAATCCAAAGAGGCGGACGCGGATCGAGAGCTTCGGCGACGTGTCCTGCCTGGTTCAGGCGCGGAATTACATCCGCATCATCCGAGCAAACCCGGACTGCAACTTCGCCATCTGGAGCAAGAACTGGTTCATCTGGGCGATCGCATTCGAGATGGACGGAAAACCAAAGAACTGCACGTACGTCCACAGCAGTCTGAAAATCAACTCGCCGGATGAAGTGCCGGAACAGATTGCCCCCTACGTGGATCACGTTTTCACCGTCTACGAGGGTGAGTATGCCGCCGAACACGGGATCGAAACGAACTGCGCCGCAAAGAGCTGTGCGGCTTGCGGACGGTGCTATGAGAAGAACCAGAAGGACTTCTGGGTAAACGAAAAGCTTCGCCGGAAGGGTGGAGCCAAGAAAGCCGCTCAGAAGAAAGCGGCCTGACGGAAGGAGAGATAAAAAATGAAAGCCCGACTGTATGCAATTGACCTTTGCCGCCACGAAGAAAACCTGAGTGGACTGCGTACTGACAGCCGCAAACGGATTGCTGATCACGTCGGGCTTGTCCCGACTACCAAGAACATTATAGCGATCGTGAGCTTGTTCACCGACATGGCGATTGACACGCGATGGATGAGCATCGCGGAACAGGTGAGGGACTCGCTGGACTGCGGGTTCTTCACCATTGACCTACTGCATGATGAGGACTTTGTGAGTTATCACTTGAGCTTTATTGAAGTCTGACGGAATACGAAAGGAGAAATGATATGAAAGTCGTTTATCAAGTGACCGTGACGGACGAAGACGTTAAGCGTGATGTGCTGGATATGGTGGACGAGATGGAAGAGGACGGATGGATCGAGTTCCCCAGCGATGACGCTTGCGACGAATTTGTAGCAGAATGCACCCAGCTCATCTGTGACAAATGCGAGGATGAGTATTTCAGTACCCCGCCTGGACGCGACGACTACTGGAACGAAGTCATCGACCTGGCAAAGACATACGGATACACAACAGAGGATTGACTATGACTACCAAGGATCAGGAACGTAAGGCGCTGGAGCAGATTAGGAAGATCGTCGAAAGTCTCGGTGATGACAGCTATATCGGAACAGCATTCGATGGCTGTTTCGAGATCGCCGAGGAGAATATCAACAACGACTTCGCTTGCTCGATGAAAGAGCGAGCGGAGAGTGCAGAGTATGAGGTGAAATGCCTATACGAGAAGATCGCTAAGCTTCAGAAGGAGCTCAACGAGGACTCGAAAAACTTCGAGGGTTGGCATGAGCTTTGCGAGAAGAAGGAAGACGAGATCAGACGGCTTCGGAAAAAAGAAGACGAGCTGCGCGAAGCGCTCGAAGCGGAGCAGGAAAAGAACATGAATGCCGATGTCAGCAACGGACTCAAAGACGACGAGATTGCCGGACTGAAGGACGAGATCATCAAACTCAAAGCTAAACTGTACGATATGATTGTGAAGGAGGACTGACATATGACTATCAAGCGTGACATTCTGGGCACTATCGTGGACATCGAACTGACGGAGCAGGAGCTGACCGAAGCACATATCGCGTATCTGGAAAAGGAGATTGAGGTGCTGAAGGCGGGAAAGAAAGAAGATGTTTCGCCTGTTCGGTTTAAGCCGCTAAAGCGGGAATCCGCAGAACATAACGAAGCGACTTCCGCCAGTCTCAAATCAAAAACAATCATGCCAGTGGAACAGAAGACAAAAGAACACTCCATCGCTCGGCTAAGAGAATTAGCTGATGAACTTCGCCGTTTGCCGCCGCGTAATGTCCCTCTGCGCACCAAGGTAATCACTAAATATGAGGGTGATATTCGCGAGGCATATATGAACGGAATGACGTGGGATGAGATAGCACTAATAGGCCGCATTTCGCGGAGTACGATTGATAGGCGCTTTCATGGACTTGAGCGCACCCGCAACATGGCGGTCGCCTGACGGAAGGAGAAACATATGACTTTTACTGATGAAGAAATCTGGACTCTGAGAGAAAACACAAAGCAGATCGAGGGATATTTGCGAGGCCTGATGCCACGGATCAGGGAGAGTATCCACGTCGAGTTCGGAGATACCGTCGTCCGCAGAGGCGATTACGGACGCAGAGTTTACGAAAAGGAATTCGATCTGTGGGTCACCGCCAAGGATATCTTTGGTGGGTCTGGCGGACTGAGATATAGCTTCGACCCCACGGAGCGTCACTACGATGGCCTCATTGACCTGTATAACAGTAAAGGCTATGGGCCGAAGTTTATGGCCGCGCTGTGCGGTGACTGGCAGACCATCAAGTGGAGCATCCATAGCGCCATCAGCACCCAGGAAGCGAAGGCTGCGAAGATTCACAGCTTTGTTCTGTGAGGAAGGAGCGACGGATATGAAAGCTCGCGAATACCTGAAGCTAAATCGGACAGCCGATCGGGTGCTGGTCGCGCTGGACGAGTATCTGAACCGCTTGTGCGGAATCAGATACGATTGGGAACAGGAAAATGTGTATGATATCCCGCTGATCAGGTCGGACAATTACTACAAGCACAGGATCTACGTGAACTTCAATCTTCCCTCGCGGAAGGTGAAGTATTGGATCGACGGAAACAACGTCGAGGTTGATAACTACTACGGCTATGACGACAACGAGCTGGCGACGGCGATCTTCGGATGGGAGGGCCGGGATTTTCTCGGTGAGTTTGACTTCTTTATTTGACAGCGGAACAGTAAATGGGGTAGAATACAGAAAAGGTGGTGATGCGTATTGAACGCTGATTTGGTTATTCTTATCTTCTGGCTGACCGTGCTTGTAGTCGCAATGATTCTCAGGTATGTCAATATCAACAGAGGGCTTCACCGAATGTGGCAGGACACACAAGTCCTGTTGCATTACGGAGTCGAGAGTGATCGGCTGAAGGAACAGTTAAAGAACATCGACGATGTCAAGACCAGGAATAAAAAATTCGAGATAGTTTACAATGCGGCAAAGAGCACACTTGAAGGAACCACCCTTTCCCCTATATCTTATTCAGGTGTTATGAACTATCTTTGCAACAGAGCCCCAGAATTCTGCGGATCAGGACTTATACTTCTTGCAATTCAGGTCAATGCCTACGCGGACAAGATGTCGCCGATGTCGCTGAAGTTCAGAGACTATATTTTCTCCAGATGGAAAGGGAGCCGCCCTCAAAACTGGCGCGAGACATGCGTGTTCAAGGTTGAGGGCCGCGAGTACATGGAAAAACTGGACACCGTTGTGGCTGGTATGTGCCACTGCTTCTTCACTCTGCCGCCGGATATCAAGGCGAAGATGGAAGACGAAAAAGAGCGTGACAAAATCCTAAGACAATTAAATATCTGGTAAGCGGAACGATAAACAAAAATGAAACTGGCACCCTTCGGGGTGCCTTTTGAATTGGAAAGGAAGTGCGGTATGGTAAACACATTTGGTCTGAAGATGGACGGACTTCGCACAGCGGCGATGTCCACAGACGATTACGGATGGCGCGGACTGCATTACAACGAACTCTTCTACAACATGCGGACTGGCAAAGTATGGACTGTGCATCAGGTGTGCGTAAACCATACCGTGTGTACAGAATACAGCAACCCGTCGATCGTGAAGATCGGCAATTTGACCGACCGTCTGACGGAACAGCAAATGGCGGTCAAGATCTACCGTGGTCTGCTCAAGTCCGGGCGGATCACCAGAGTGTGAAGGGAGCGATGAACATGACGGAACCCAGACCCGATCTTGTTTATGAAAAGCTGGTCGCTGTGATGAAGCCGGAAGACATTGACCACCACGAAAGCGATTTGTATGTCCGCTGGACTAACGCGAGCGAGAAAGTGTTGAATGAATGCGGCAAAGGCAGCGGACTGTGGGTGGAATCCTTCAGGGATCAGATCACTGGCAAGCTGTGGTTCGACATCCCGTTCGCTTACACTCCGTTCTGGGAAGAGCGTGCAAGGAAGCAGGAAAGGATGGGCGTTAATCATGACGTTTAATATTGAAACCCGCTGGGGCGTCCAGCGCGGATGTACATTAAGCGTAGGCCGTTACGCGAACAACGATCACATTGCGATCAGCGTCTGGTGCGAGGACGGGCCTTACGCCAACCTGACCGTGAATCTCGACAGCACCAGCAAGTGGCCGGAGAACTACGGCTTCGTGGACGTGAACAATCTTCCTGAAGCAGAATACCTGATCAAGAAGCTGAAGATCGGAAAGCCGGTCGAGGGCGGTTTCGGGTTCAGCGGAATGTGCGCTTATCCGTTGTATCAGTTCGACCTTGCTAAGATTGAAAAGTATACGGAGGAATAAACATGACAGTCGGAGATCTGTTGAAAGTCTATGACAGCAATGAAATCGATATAGCAACGGCAGACTATTACGGGGACGAAGAAGTGATTTATCACAGTGACAGACTGTGCAACGACATCGGGGTACCGACACACATTCTAAACATGAAGATCAAACGGATTTACGCCAGAGAGTGGAAAATCTGCGTGATAGTGGAGGAATGATTATGACAGTAGAGACAAAACTCGGGACGCTGGAAGCAAGACCGATTCACACATCCCGTTATCCCGGCATCGACGTTGGGCTGAACTATAAAGGACAGTGGATCAGTTTCGCATTGGTAGAAGTTGACCAGAACGGAGACGAGCCGGTGCTCAAGATTCATACTTATGACACAATTGATGAAGATGAAGCGCCAGTTTACAACGGTGAGGAAACAGCGAAAACGCTGGACAAATACATCGAGAGTTTTAATTGAGAGGAGCAGTAATCGTGAAGAAGATTCAGTTTGGCCTGACAGAAGAGCAGACGATGATCGCAAATGGATGGACGCTCGCGCCATCTGACCGCAACGACCTCACACAACCCGTGCTGTTCATCCCGCCGCTTGAGTCGGACGAGCGACCGTTCATTAAAATGCCCGATGGAACCAGGATCAACGTCACCGCTAATATGTGCGACGCCATCTACCGCTACGTGGATCGGGAATCTGCCGCCGATGACCTGAATTATTTCATGGATGACGGGTACGAGGGCGGCGAGTTCGCCGAGCATAAGGAAGAGATTGAGGAGTGTAAGGAAGACATCATCGACAACTACATCGAGCGCCGTGACAGCGCGGAATCGTGGTGGGATGATATGCGCGACAGCATCGAGTGGACAATAGGAATGTGAGGGGAATCAGAAATGAAATACGAATATCCGAAATATAAACTGAAGTCTGAATTCACGCCCGGAACCTGGGGTGAAAACGACTGGGCTCTTGGCGAGGAGTCCTGCGTGGGCCGCGCTTTCTACGTACTGCCCGAGGGAACTGAGGAAGCGATCTTCAAGATGTGTGAGCGGACTCACACCGGACGCAAGAGACTTCGCTGGGAGGTATATCACAACGGGCGGTTCTCCAACAACTACTTCAATGGATTCGATGAGGCGATTGAGTGGTTGGAGGGCTACATCAAATTCAGCGGAATCAAAGGGACAGCGAAAGATTACAGAGTCTACCCCGAAAGATAAGGAGTATCAGGAAATGGAGATGTTCAAGGAATTGAGCAGACAGGAACGCATGAACGAAATGTTGGAACATGTGAACGCGATGCTTCGACGGATTCACCCTGACCGTTGTCTGGCTGTGAACTATCTGAATGCTGACGAGGAAAACATCAAAGCGTTTTCGGAATGGGATCGGACGCGGCTTTGCATCCTGCCACACAACGAGTACTTCGTGGTGATGGAATGGGAGAACGCAAGCACGAAGGCTTACATCCTGTATGCAGTCAACATTTCGATGGACTCAGAACTCGCGGCGATGGACGAGCTGTTCCATTTGTTAAGCTACAAGTTCTGATGCAAAGCGGAAGATGAAAGGAGCAATTATGACAGTACAATTCAGTAGTAATAATCCAGTAGTGCTGAAATATACCGAGGACTCTGATCGTAAACAGATCGAGCTGGAGTATGAAAGCGAGTTTGCTTACCTTCCAGAAACACTAATCTATGGCGGCGACAAAACTGCAACACTCAGCGGCCTCGTACAAGAACAGCTCGAAGAAATCAACGCCCTGTTTGACGGAACACTTGATGAGCAGAGAACTGAATTCTATAAGGAGTGCTACGGGGAAGACGCGGTATATGCGTTCAAGGACTTTCTTGAAAGCGTGAATGAGTTTCTGAAAGGAGTATGCTAATGATTACGGACTACGAAAACTGGAGAGACAGTATGCACGACAGGCCGGAACCAGATCCGCGTGAGCTTGGCGAACTGATCGCCGAGCTGGTCAAATGGTTACCGAAGGACGAGCATCGGATCTGGTGCCCCAACGGTGACGAGATCCTGTGCGAAAACGAACAGCTTGCCGAGTCGATCGCGGACTTCCTGGACGCGCTTTACGGCGAGCAGACGGTGAACACGGGCTACTATGATCCAGTGGAAGACAGGCGGAATAATGAAATGGATCGGTGCACCGGCTGGTATTACGTGACGATCAACTGAAAGGAGACAGAATATGAAGCCGAAGACATGGCGGATCACCTTTGAGGGCGTAATTGAAGTAGAAGCCGAGACTGAGGACGATGCGTGGGATGAGTTTGGGATGATGTCGGATCAGGAAGTCAGGGAGAATATCGGATACACAGATATTGAGGAGGTGGAATTGTGAACATCTTCAGGACGATTAACGAGCGGGAAGAGCGGAAGTCGCGGCTGAAAAAGGTCGGGAAAATCGACTATGATATGCTGATCGGGATCGCGTTGGACGTGATGGATTCGGAATACCAGTACAGAAAGAACGTCAGAGGTTACTACTTCGGAAAGACGGTGGATCACGATAAGTATGATATGTACTGTCGGAGCTGGTATAAGGGATATATGTTCAGCGACTTATGTACGATGATCGGGGTACAGGCCGGGGCGGTGTACAACGCCGCACGGATTTACAATCGATACTTTGAGCGCGGCGGTCAGAGTTGTCCTGATTGCGAGCGGCTGGTTAAGAGTCAGATGTGAGGAGGCAGACGATGAAGCTGTTTGATTATGAGTGCGTTACGACTTTCTGGGAAGACTTCAGTATCGCGGAACGGTTTGGCAGAGCAGCGCTGATCGACACTTTCAACCGTGCGTTTGATGAGTGGAAGTCGAACTTCCGCTATCTGACGGAGCTGGTGATGGTGCTGAACCATAAGCTCTGGAGCTGGTACGAAAAGCCTGGGCACAACCATCCGTACGTAGAATTGTACAATATCTTTTACGAAACAGCGTCGAAGTATGCGGAAGAGAATCTGAAGGGCGAAGAGCTTGCGTATTACTACCGCACGACGGACTGAGGAGAGATCATGGATAATATTTATGATCACATTTGCGCTGTGCTGACTAACTATGAAGGTAACGGAAACAATTACGACAAGGGTAATCCTGAACCGTTGTATGAACTGCTCGTGGGGATTCAGGACATGATGAGCGATGGACGGATGGTTATTATTGACCCAGAAAAGGAAGAGGTGAAGCGATATGACTAATGATATGCGATTCACAAATCTGTTGATCGACGAAGGCGTGACGCGTGCGAGACTGGACGCGCTGTTGGAAAAGCTGGACGGAGAGGATGGCGGCGATTTTCTGCACAGCTATCCGGGGCGGTACGTCAAGCGGCTGGTGAACGACATCGGACGCATGTTCGATAAGAATATTGATACGGCTCAGCCGTACTACACGCTCGAAGACGGACAGCGGCTGCTCGGCGCGATCTCACTGCTGTACGACGATGACGCCACTGGATCACGGATCAGCGACGACACGATGGACGAGGTCGAGGAGATCGCCCAAGCGATCGACAAAGCCTACTGCACTTATACGGGGAGGGCGTTCATGTGATTTACTATGTGACTTTCCAGACGCAGAAGAACAGAACGATTACGGACATCATGTTTCACTGCGAAGCTAAGAACGCCAAGGAGGCTTGCGCGATCGCCAAACAGGCGTGGACGGAAAGAGGTCGAACGGAACATCAGTTTCACCTCTACGCCCACAAATCCAGAATTCAGGATCAGACATTGCTCGGCGTCATTGACTGGAAGGGCGGCAGACATAATGGCGTCGCAGTCATGGATCGGTTTATCGCGACGGACGCACATTTCATGAAAAGGAGATAACATTATGAACAACGGTTTCAATCGTAGACTTGGCCTGGATATTTCAAAATCTGAGATGATGTCGATGCGCGACAGCGGACTGACAAACAAACGGATTGCTGAACGGCTTGGCGTTTCTACGCAGACTGTCCGCAACTACATCGGCGCACAGCCAAAGGGAATGCAGAGGGAATATAAACCGAAGCCGGAGCTTAATCCCATTATGATTAATGTAACCGCCAAGCCGGCGCTGAAACTGGTCAGCACGGTATCTCTGCTGAAGGGTGATACGAGCGAGTATCGGATCGACAGCGTGAAGAACGTCGTGGAGATCAGCGGACTGCTGAATGGTATTCTGGATCCAGCTACGATCGATCAGACGATCAAAGAACTGAACGAAGTTAAGGCGGCGTTCGCCAGCCTGAGACTGTAGGGATATGAGCAATGAAGAAATCTGAAGTTATCAGAAAGTATTACAATCAGATTGCTGAAGCTATGGTGGAACAATACCGAATCGTGCTTAACTCGCACGGTCGTGTTCAGGAATCGATCTATGTTTGGGACGATGGCTCGGTCACCGTGCTCGAAGATGTACAAGGCGGGAATATGTATTATTCAGCTGGGAATAATCTGACCTATGTCTCCACTATCGAAGAGCGTTGTTTCGACCCATGGGATTACGCAGACCACGGTGCGCCGGATGATATGGATGAGCGCGAAGAAGAGGAAGCGGAAATTATCGAATGGTTGGTTGATGAATACGAGCGGAACATCGCAGACGTCATCGATCCGATCATCGAGGAAGCCGAGCGCGACGAAGAGATGGAGGCATATCTATGAAAAAGTACACAATGGAAGAAGCGAAGCAGGAGCTGCTGAGTCAGCTGGATCTGGAAGGCCGCTCGATTATTTTTCACACGTTTGAGATCGATGGCGAAATGCTTGTAGGATCAGGGATTATCGGTGATCGTATGGATCTAGAGGAGAGCGATCGCTACTACGATTACTGCGATGAATACTCTGAGGAGCCGGAGTTCCAGGTGTATGACATCACCACGTACTGTATCGGAGAAGGCGAGTCGGATAACGCAGATAGCGATGAATGCGCGATCATCGAGAACATGCTGTATAATCCGAAGATCAGGAGCGGGCTGGCTGAATATCTGGATGAGGAAGTGGAGTGCATCAACCATATCAATTATCTTATGGTTGACAATCCATGTTGGGAGTCGGAAGAAGACGACGAGGACGACGAGGAGGAGGATAATGAGTAATGAAAAACTATTACATTACATTTGGGCCGATACGTCCGATCGGAATCACAGCCAGCGACTTCGTGAAGGTGTGGGCCAGGAATATGAAGGAAGCGCTTGACCTGTTCGATCAGGCGTATCCGAGGCTTGACGGTCGCTGGTCGGACTTCGTTTTCATCTACGATCAGGAGCTGTGGAATGTAGTTTACACCAAGCATTACGACGGTATTGTGCCGGTGGCGACGATTAGAGCCTCTTAACAATTTGTGACCAATGGTCACAAAGGAGAAGAAATGGATTCATCTTAGCGATTTGACAGATACAAAAATACGTGGTAGATTTTACTCAGAAATCGTCACGGAACAATCCGTGGCGTGTTTTATTTAGGAGGTATTTATGGTAGTAACGATTGTCGCCAATGGGATCGAACATCATGTGGAAGTTACAGAAGAACAGATCGACGCGCTTCTTGGAACGGAGGCTCTAAACAAAACCGCTTACGACCGTGTGAGCCAAGGCAGTGATTTCTATTGCTCTTCGAGATGTGGCGACGTAGCGACGGAGCCAGATGAGCGTGATAATCTGTCTGATCGAAAGTATGACGTCGCAAACTACTGGAATAACAAGACGGTGGCGACCAACGATATCAGAGCCGATGTGTTGATGCGTAAGCTTCGCCGTTATTCAATGACACACGGTGGGTATGGAATGCCAGATGAACACTGGACTTATAAATTCAACAGAGCGAATCGTGCCGTCTTCATCTCGAACAGCGCGAACGACTTCCCGGTTATTGGTCAGATTACCTTTTTTTCGTGGGACGATGCGCGGGATGCTCTTGTCAAGTATCACGATGATATCGTTTGGTACTTCCGCGAGTATCTGCCGAGCAAGGAGGTGTAAGAAATGGCAGTTGTAAAGTATGCGTGTGAAACCTGTGGCAAGATCTGGAATACAGAAGAGGAAGCGACGACGTGTCAGAACACACATCGTAGCGTACTTAGTGTAAAGGAATGTAAGTTCAAAAAGAAATTCGACCCGGATAAATATCCGCATAGCATTGTGTGTGAGATGTCTGACGGCGAAGAAATCACCTACTATATCGCCAGAGCGGAGAAACAGCCAGCCAGTCCTATCGAGTATAAGCCACAAGAACGAAAGCCCGGAGCTCCGTGTGTGAGATATCCGCAGTAACGAGATTTGGATTAAGTTTCGACTGCGATCGGACATCCAATAACAAAGGAGAAAATTGAATAGATGAAATTAGGTAGTCTGTTTTCTGGTTCCGGCAGCTTCGAGCTTGCCGGACTTTTTTGTGGCATCTCGCCGGTTTGGAATAGCGAAATATCCCCATTCCCTCGCGCCGTGACAGACAAGAATCTCCCTAACACAAAACAGCTTGGCGACGTGACGAAGATCAAAGGGGGTGATGTTGAAGCGGTGGACATTATTACATTTGGTTCACCGTGTTAGACAGTCAGGATCTAAGTATCGCCGGAAAACAGGCTGGCATTCATAACGGAACCAGAAGTTCCCTCTTCTTCGAGGCAATCAGAATTATCAAGGAGATGCGTGATGCAACAAACAACCAGTATCCTCGATTCGCAGTCTGGGAAAACGTTAAAAACGCGCTTAGTTCCCACAACGGAGCAGACTTCCGGGCCGTCCTTCAGGCGTTCGTCGAAGCAGCCGGCTCAGACACCGTTGTTCCTATGCCTAAAGGAAAATGGCCGTCAGCAGGAGCCATTGTGGGAGACGGATTCTCAATCGCTTGGAAGATCCTCGACGCTCAGTACAGCGGAGTGGCTCAACGGCGTAAGAGAGTCTACCTTGTCGCAGATTTTAGAGGAGAATGTGCCGACAAAATACTTGGTGACGGCGAGAGCGGCGGAGGGAATCATAAGACGCGCATCGAGGCGTGGCAAGAGTTTGCCTGGTATACTGGAAGAGGCATTAAGGGAAGTGATTGCGCTGGGAGCGTGAAAACTTTCGGCGTTCAGTGCCGGAATGTGGCGCTTTCTGAGGAGCTCTCCCCCACGATCTGTGCCAAGGGCAGCGGCGGCATCAGCCTGAACTGTACACCTTGCGTTGTTTACGACGCCAGAGGAAACGGCGACGGCAGTATCTGCCCGACGATTACGGGCGACCACGAAAACAGAATCACGGACTACACGGCGGTGCTTGTTCAGCGGAATGAGGATCGCCATTACTTTATCCAACAGCGCTTCGATGAGTATAAGGAAGGCGACGTCGCCTCTACGTTGAAGCAGCGTGACTATAAAGACAATACGGATCTCGTCGTGGAACCATGTGATCATCAGCGTAAATGGATTATCAGACGGCTGACGGAAACAGAATGTCTGAGTCTCCAGGGTTTGCCGAAGTGGTGGTGCGATGGAGTGAAGGGGCGGTCGGCATCTGCGGTGTATCAGCTCGCCGGAAACGGAATCGCAGTTCCGTGTGCGATCGATGTGCTCGGAAGGATTGTTGATTATATGAAGGGGACATCATGAAAGCAGAAGTGTTTGAAATCGCCGCCAAAAACATGGTTATCAGGGATATTTTGAAAACCAGAAGATATAGACTCGATTACGATGATATTCGACTATTCTGCTGGGAGAATAAGATTGGGCGTAATAAGAGTGCATATATCATAATGGACGATTTATATTATTTCCAATGTTGTGAAGATCCCCCGAATTATATTCCAATTATGGTTATGGTTAAAAGCGAGCTGGATGAATGCCCATATAAACGGCGTTGCTTATATGGTAATGAAATAGACACAAAGCGATACGATAAAGATGAGGTGTTGTTATGAGAAAACTCGCGAGCGTTGAGCGGATCTGGAAGATCGAGCCGATCGAAGGCGCTGATAGGATCGAACTTGTGCATGTGCTGGGCTGGCAGTGTGTGGCGAACAAGGGACAGTTCAAGCCGATGGATTTGGCGGTGTACTTTGAGATCGACAGCTTCCTGCCGATTAGGGAAGAGTTCGAGTTCCTGCGGGCCTCCAGCTACAAGAAGACAGATGTCATGGGCGAAGGCTTCAGACTGCGCACTCTAAAATTTAGGGGCCAGATTTCCCAGGGGCTTGTGCTTCCGCTGTCGGCATTCCCCGAAATCCCGCAGGATGCAGAGGTCGGGACGCCGGTCGCCGATCTGCTCGGTGTAAAAAAGTGGGAGATTGAGGAGCGTGCGACGACGGGCGGAACTGTAAAAGGTCTACTCCCCTACTGTGTGCCCCACACGGATGAGACACGCATACAGGAAATGCCTGATCTCCTAACCGACTTCGCTGGACTGGAATACTATATCTCCACTAAGATGGACGGTAGCTCGCATTCTCTGGCGATCGATGAGGACGGACTTCATGTAACGGGGCACAATTACGAATACAAGGACGATGGATCCAGTGACTTCTACGAGTTTGTAAAGAAGAACGGCTACCTTGATCGGTTCAAGACCTTCTTTGATATCAACAAAGAGGCACGTTGGATCGGATACGATGAAGAAGAAATCACTTCGATGGTCGTTCAGGGCGAATTCTGTGCTCCTGGCATCCAGCGGAATCGGTTGAAGCTGACGGTGCCGGAATGGTATGTGTTCACTATTATCGTAAACGGCAAGCGGGTTGATTTTGAAGACATGATCAGCGCGTGTCTGTCGATGAATCTCCCCCACGTTCCTATCGAGGAAGTGGACGTAGACCTACCGTCTATGTATCCGACGGTAGAAGCACTTCTGGCTCGTGCGGAAGGCCAGTACCCGAAGGGCGGGCCGAAGGAAGGTATCGTCATCAGGCCGACGGAGCCGAGGTATTGCGCGAGGATCGGCGCTCCGCTGTCTATGAAGGTCATCAACAACAAGTATCTGCTGAAGGGAGACTGATTATGGATACAGTAGCGATGAAGATTGTTTATGAGTATGCGTTGGAACATCTGGACAAGAGCGAAGCCACGCCGGAATTTATGACATACATCGTCTGGAAGTGCAAGACACTTCAGAACTGGAAGTATCTGATCAGCACAGATCTTCGCGACGGAATGTATTACGAGCTGACTTACAATGGCGACACTCAGGAATGGTATTTGGACGCGTATAAGAAGTTCGAGAACCGCGTAATTAAGAAAGGCTGGTAAGCGGATGGATAGACAGGAAGCGATTATGGCGCTGAAGGCGTGCATGGATGAAGAGAATGAGGATCAGTGCACTGGATGTCCTGGCGATGATGGGCTGCTTTGCAAATATATAAAACGCGATGCCCCTAGAGTTGATATCCCTTATATGCTACTACAGGGTATACTCGACATCCTTGAAAACGATGACGGCGAGTATAAGTCCGGCATGAACGACGCATGGGAAGCTGTGAGGAAGATATGTCTGGACTTCGACGGTGCTCCGTCTGCGAATGATCTTAAAGGGCTTTTCGGAACGACGATGGTCGCCAAGATTATTAGAGACTTCGAGCCACAGACGGTCATCGAACGGCTCAAGAACCTCTCGTTAAACGAACTGAAAGATGTCTTCATAGGCGACGAGGTGGAGCGCGTGGATGACGGTCAAAAGTTCGTGGTTGTGCGGGTGTCTTCTGAAGGTAGTGTATATCTGATGGATCGCGACGGGTTTGTGCTCTGGTATCCGCCGAAGGGGTTCAAGAAGACCGGCATGCATTACGGAAGTCTGTCGCGCATGTTGAAAATGATTGGTGGTGTAACCGATGACGCTGAGTGAACTGCATGACATCATCCAGAAGGCGGTCGATAAGGGCTACGGCGGCGCGACTGTCAAGGTGGAATTGGACGATGACAACATGTTCGACGGGCAGGATGTACTTGGTCTGAGGGTCGCTGAAGACTATATGGATAGCGAGAAGTCCGAGCAGAGAGTGTTCATCATCGAGTCATGATATTTCTATCGGTGGCGGAATATGTAGACGCAGAGATTAGACTCGACTGGTAGTAATCGGCGCGTAGGCCCATGTGGCGGATGTGGATGCGGCACCACTGTTTAAAAAGCATAACGGTTGTGCTGGTGCCAAACGAGGGGCGTACAGGCTGAAAGCTCCCGCCAATCATGGGTTACTTCAAATCCAGTCATGTGAGGTGCAAATCCTCGCCCGATAGAAGGACGCGGTAGTTTAAGTACAGAACTCCGTCGGGGTGTAGGCGTGATGATGCTGATAGCCGAGGACAATGTCAGGGGCGGTGCCTGATCCGCGTATTCTGTAACAGGAGTTATTAGCTATGGCGCGTATCAAATTCAAACCAGTGTGCTCCGCGTGCAATACAATTATATATGACGTGATAGATTTTGAATACCCCAAAAATGAGGTGGCCAGAGGGGTGTATATAAAGGACTTTGAGATAACCCCGGCGGTCTGTCCCAACTGCGGCAAGCCGTTTGAAGGAATCGAAATGCCGGCCAAATTACCGTACGACAATACATTCGAGATAAGGTGGCGAGATGATGGCTGGTGAAGAAAAGGACACCTTTAGTAAGCAAAACCTAATGACTTAAATAGGTGTATATGCTATGACAAACGCAGATATTATACGGAATATGTCTAACGAAGGGCTTGCCATGTTTATCATGATGGCATATCTCGCCGGCAGAGACGGGGACGGTTTCGCCATGTTTGATTACAACATTGAGGAATGGCTGAAAAAAGAAACACTCAACGCAAAAGTATTCGAGATAACTAAAATAGGAGTTTGATATGCTATGAATGTATTCATATCAATGCCGATGAATGGGAAATCGGACGAGGAAATTCTGAAAGAGCGTGCTGATGCTTATGCGTTAATTAAGAACGCCAAGCCGGATGCAGAATTAATCAATACGTTCATCGACGAACGACTTGTTGAAAAACACGGTGGATTAAAATATCTGGCAAAGTCAATAGAAATGTTGGACGAAGCGGATGCTGTGTGGATGCTTGAAGGCTGGGAATATGCGCGTGGATGCAAGATTGAGCATGACTGCGCTAAAGCGTATGGCATTCCGGTTTACTATCTTTATTGACTTAAATAGGAGTTTAAAATGTTCACTAAGAAGCAAAACGCTGTATTCGGGAGATATCCGTGTTGTGATATGGTGAACAACGCCATCCGTCATATTTTACACGGGGACAAGGATTCCGCGATTGAAGAATTGTTACAAACGATTTGGAAAGTAAATGGTTATCTGCACGAAGACTTGGAAAATGATGTACAGAAAATTCACGAGCGCGTTTGGAAGAAACGGACACCAACTTAAATAGGAGAATAAACAAAATGGATTGTCCTTGGTATTTAGGATTTCAGGCTACAGAAGAATGCCTCAAAACATGTCCGATCACAGACGATAACAGAGATAGCTCCATTTGCCCGGAGAGCACAAGCGCAGATGACTGTTATCTCGACCTGACCGAAATAACACTTTTCGGATTGAAAAATGATGGAGTATGAATTATGAAACTCGACAGACTTTGCACGACGATCCATAACACGGAAAAACTGCGGGAGCTGATTCTTGAGAACCCGGACTTGCCGCTTGTTGTATTCGCGGGTGAAGAAGCGAATGGCGGCGACTATACATATGTGTGCTGCACAGATGTGCTGGCAGATAAGGGAGAGATTCTCGACTGCGCCGGCCCTAACGATGAGCTGATTTACACAGACAGAGATGAGCTGGAAGACGATGTGTCTGAAGAGCTTTATGACGAGGTCGGCGATGTCCCGGACGATGAATTTGAGAAACTGCTTCGCGAGAGACTGGCCAAGTACGATGAATATTGGGTTGAGTGCATCTTGGTATATGTAGACAACTAAGGGATAGAAGGCTGGTGAAATGGAATGGCTGACAGAGAGAAAGTCGCAAAGGGTCTGGAGTGCCATTATAAATACGAAACGCTTGTTTCAAGTGGTGAAGTATGTGAAGAATGCCCATACAATAAAGATAACGGATCCGAGACATGTATTGTGTCATTGTTTAAAGAATCTTCGGAACTGCTGAAAGAGTATGAGCCCGTGAAACCGATAGTGGAATCCGCATTGGTAGATGCATTCAAGGTGTATAGCTGCGGGAATTGCCAGACGGTGTTTCATCTGTGGAGACAAAAATACTGCGCTATGTGCGGACGGGCGGTGAAATGGGATGGCTGACAGGGAAAAGGTAATCAAAGGGCTTGAGTGCCTCTCAAGTGCCGAAGTTTGTAATGGTTCCGATTGCCCTTATTATGATTTTGATTGTACTCAAAAGATAGCGCAGGACGCTTTGGAACTATTGAAAGAGCAGGAATGGCAAATAAAAAACCGTGATGAGTCAATCGAAAAAGCACAGGAAGAAATCAAGTGGCTTCGGGGGATGCTGAAAGAGCAGGTTCAGGAACAGATCGTACATTGTAAAGATTGTAAATATGGATTATATACCGGCACAGAATATTATTGTGATAAGCACAGCGGACATGAGAACAGATTTGGAGAGGATCAGTATTACAAGGAGTGGCATAACGGTAACTGGAATTGTGCTGACGGTGAAAGGCGGTGAAGTGGGATGACGTTTGGTCAACTTTTTAAGATCATGAACCCGGATGTAAGGATTTGCAAAAACGGAACTTGTATGTGGCTTTACTTTGATGATGTCAACTATTACACAATAGGCACAGAGTGGTGGGATAAAGAAATCCCAGATAACGCTATTGCTGTACTGAAAGAGCAGGAACCGCGAGTTTATACGTATGATGAAGTGAATAAATTGGATGATAATCTAATAGAAGTTGTTTGGTTTGAAGCACATAACTTCGCATATGTAACACCGATGTTGACACGAAATACAAACTTTAAAAACGAATCATCAGACTGGTTTAAATATGGTCATGATTGGCGATGCTGGTCTGCACGACCAACAGAAGAACAGAGAGAGGTGGTTAAGTGGGATGACTAATACTGTAAGAAGAAAACTTAAAGAGGCAGATAAACATATACAGCCGTATATAAAAGAGCAAAAATGTTTACAAGAGATGTGTAAACATTGTGAAGCATACAATGGCAAAGAACATGACTATTCCGAATGCAAAGACAGGTGGTGTTTTATATTTTTCCTTGCGTATGTGTACGTCAGTTGGGAATCAAGCTATGAAGATTACCCAGAAAGGCGGTGAAGTGGGATGAATAAAAAACGCAAGTATTATCGAAGGTGTGGAATTTGCGGAAAAAGGTATGAACAGAAAGAGATGAAGAGAACACCATATAGCAAAAACGGATGGCTTTGTAAAGAGTGCTATGAAGATGAAACAGATGCGTTTTTGATGTTTGATAATAATACAGGAGACCCTATTGGCTATGATTTAGATGAATGGTGAAAGGAAGGCAGGTGAAATGGGATGATGATAAAGAAGCGGCCAACGGCAAGGATCGAATGGAGCAACGGTAATGACGGTTGGGATGGGCGTTATTACATAGCGTATTACTGCCCAGAGTGCGGGCGAAGAATACAGCACTATGCCAAAGACAACGCCTGTGATCGGTGCGGAACCTTTTACGACTGGGGAGAGCGTGAACCCATCATCGAAATAACAAGGAGCGTCAAATGGGAATGAAAAAGACAATTTGCCTGTTGGTACTGGTTGTGTTTATGGCGGTCATACTCACAGGGTGTATGGAGCAGGAAGCAGATAAGGTCACAAGGAATCTCAGCTTACAGGCCGACAATTTCAATGTGACTCGCCGGGTGACGGTGTATAACTGCCGCACCGACAAAATACTTCTTGAAGTAGTTGGAAACCTGAGCGTGCAAAAGTCTGGCGGTGATGTTGACTTGATTATCGAAGTCGCTCCGGGGCAGTATAAAAAGCACTTCGTTCGCCTGAATGACTGGACGATGTACGTTGTCGAGGACGTTTCCGGTGCGTTTGCGGATAAATACCATTACACAATCAATTTCCTCCCGGATTCGATCATGCCTATCAGGTTTACAAACAACATTGATTAAGGCGGTGAAATGGGATGACGAATACAGTAAAACGTAAATTGTCAGAAGCAGAAAAACACATCTCGCCGTACATAAGACAAGAAAAATGTCTGCGTGAAATGTGCAAACGCTGTGAACTGTTTTGTGGCGAGGAACACGACTATTCCGAATGCAAAAATATGTGGTGCTACAAGTTTTACCTCGCTTATGTTTATCTTGAATGGGAGTCAAGCTACGAAGATTCTCCTGAAGCAATGGGGCGGTGAAGTGGGTGTGAAACGCTCTGACATATGCCCGTCCTGCGGGAAAGCACTTTATTATGAGCCGCCAGACATCTACGGGATGATGCGCGGCGCATGGGTATGCCCACGATGTAAATACCGCAGGCCGGAAGGCTCCCCGAAGAATCCGATGAAATTTTTCAAGAAGAAAAGGCGGTGAAATATTTGGATCGAAAGGATTGCCCGCTGCGGATGAATCTGTTGGGAAATTGTAAGCCACTCGGAAGACCTTGCATTACAGTCAATGAAAACATGTGTACGGTATTGAAACTGGCGTATGAGCACGGAAAACATGACGGTGTAGAACAGTATTTACGTGAACGCGAAGAAGACGAAGAATACGAAGATCTGGAATAAAGGGGGCAAGGCATATGGGTAAGAACGCAACTGATAATCTGCTTGGAATAGCCCAGAAAATGGCTGACGAAAAGCTCGGCAAAGAAAGGGAACGTGTAGCCGAACAAATCAAAAACGAATTAGACGATGTAAAGAAGGCTGTCGAAATGGTACGTTCCGGGCTCTGCTATAAGAAAGTAGATGAGTACGGAATTAAAAGATATTTGTTTGCCACAGAAGAAATGCTCCTTAACGACTATCTTACTGAACCGGAAAATTCTTATATATCCAGAGGCTTGCGCTTTAGCGAAGATGCCGCTTGTCATGGTTATATTTTTATAGTAAACGGTCACTACTATTACGATATGCGTTATCTCCTTAATCAGTATGAGCAAGATGTCACAAAAGAAAAGAATCGCATTACAGGGTATAATGATCGATTGGATGAACTGATCAGAGAGTTTAATCGGCTCCTCGAAGAACATGAGGCCATCAAGAAAATGCTTGAAGATTGGAGCAAGCGCCAGAATTGTGAATCGGAAGGCAGAGCAACTGAATGATATGCTATAGAGTAGAAGATTCAGACGAGCACAGTGTGTCAAGTACCCCATATTGCTTTTGTACAAAGTGCGGAGTATTCATAGCCAATCCGTATTTTAAATATTGTCCATGGTGCGGCCATGAGTTTGAGCATCATCCAGTCAATCATATCAGTCGTAAGGACTTCGATCGGATTATAAAATCAAAGGAGTCGATGTAATTGTTTATTCCTTTAGACATCAAATGCTTCTGGTGCAACGGGTGGATGAAACGCGGCACATCCAGTATGGGTGGTCGTATAGAAACTGTTACTTATTTCTGTAAGGATTGCGGTGCTGTTTCCCACTTCGCTCGTAACGAAAAGCAGAAGATCGACAGTATTGAAGTGGAATACAAATCAAAGGAGCCTCCGCGTGATCAAGTACTTATGTGACCGCTGCCATGCGCAAATCGAGCCGGCATCCAGAGGAATTATATTTAAGCACGAAAACAAGTTTTATGACCTGAATTATTACCATAGGACGTCATCAGACTCGAAAGAAATTGTACTATGTCCCATATGCTCCAAGGAGTTTGATGAATGGATGAAGCAGGAGGCCGTATGGAAAACGAAGCACACATGATTTGCGAAGAAGATTTTAGGCTTGAGAATCTTGATGACAACAAAGAGATACCAGCGATAGAGGAATTCAGATCGGGTTATTTGAGGTGGATAGCTGTAAGTAGAGTCGCTATTGCTTGGAATAAGAAGCCGATCCATGTACGTTTCTGGAACAAGCGTCCGACGCCGGAACAGAGAACCAAAACTCCATGGCCTGATAGCTGGTTTGGCAATCGGCGTGATGCGGTTGATCTTGATGATTACATGAACACGTTACCAGATCCGCAGACACTGCGCGAAATAATCCTGAGCTGGTTTAGCAACACGTCGGATCGTGTCAAAGTGTGGGCTAATACAAAATTTAGCGATAATTATATCAACAATACGCTGTTGAAGGGGCATAATCATGAAAGCTAAAGAATATTTTGATAAGTATAGCAAGCAGATTGTAGAAGAGGCTAGGCGCGACGAATCGGCAACGATCGTGAAGATGTATATGGATTTTGTTTCTGAAATGAAATCTATGATTGAGTCCCGCCATGTCAAAACTGACAACGGTGTGATCGGAATCATCGGTGAGCTGAACCAGAAATGGAATAGTATCGTTAATATGTTTCGGGCAGAATATATCCTCTCCCCTGTCGAACGTAACGGATTCGCGAAGGCGATCGGAGTGCAGATTCCTGAAGTGAAAGAAAGGTTGGTTGTATGAGCGATTGGGTACATGTAGCGGCGGTAGTGCGCATTGATTCATGGAGAATGAATGGCGAAGACGAGGCCGAAGAAATCAGAAACTACTTTGGCAAAGAATGTTTGTGGGGTGGCGGAGCCTGGGATGATTACCACGAACATCCTCTCGATTATCTTCCGATGGGTTCTGAAGGAACACTTCACATCTCCTCGTGGACAAATCCGAACATTAACTTTATCCCGGCCTACACGATCACAATCTTCGGCGATCTTCGCGACAGATCAAGCGGACAGGCGATCATCGATTGGTTCAAGGACAAGGTTAAAAAGTTGCCTGTAAAATGGGATACCAGACAGGCAGTTATTACTACATATGGTTTAGATGGGACACTGACATGGGCTGGTGGCTGGTGATAGATATGAGTAAGCTAACCGATTGGATGCACGATGATATCACATGGTGTATGGACAGTGACTGTCCGCACAGAGGGTGTTACAGGAATCAGATCCATATGCGTGACCCTACGGGTATTCACTCGTACGCCATGTTCCACGGTACTGACCTCTGCCCGTTGACGCCAGCCAAGGTAATCTTCCTTGATGTAGACGGTGTTTTGAACGACATGAACTCAAAGTCGAGAGTGTCGCCGATGATCGTCGGCATAGACAAGGCTCACGTTCGGCTGTTGAAATACATTGTCGATCAGACCGGCGCGGGAATTGTGCTGACCTCTACATGGAAAAGGGATTGGGAACCCCACAGACGATCGACGGAGCAGCCGACTCACGCGGGGAAGTATCTCGCCAACAAGCTGTTCGATTTTGGGCTGAAGCCCATCGACAAGACAAAGGATCACGAAGAAGATCGCGGCGACGGGATCAGGTTGTGGCTCAAAGAACACCCATCCGTTAAAAACTTCGTGATTATTGACGATGATGTTTTCCCAGACTACAGCGGCGACCTCTGGCCGCATACAGTGTTTACCTTCTGGCAGCGCGGCCTGAGAAAAGAAGACGCGGATGACGCAATCAAAATCTTGAATCGAGGAGAGTAATAATGATGGACGTTTGGACTTGCGTAGCTTTTATCCTGATGGCGCTTATCACTGGAATCAGTATCACCTCTGCCCTATTCTGTATGCGCGAACGGAACTCAGCAGTCAGCCGCTACAACAAGCTCTATGAATCGTGGGATAGTCAGACGAACGAGATCATTGATCTGTCTTCTGATCTTGCGGCGGAGCGTGAGGTATCGCGTTCATGGGAGATCCGCTACAGCGATCTGATTGACAAGCCAGCGACCACGCTGGAAGCACCGACCCCGGAGGTGTAAATATGAGCGCATGGAATCTGGTATGGATCATCCCTTTGTGTATCAGCTTCGGCTATGTAGTGGCCGCACTGATGTTCGCGGCAAGCGCACGGGACGGTGATACGGAATGATAATTACAGATGAAGCGTGGGCGATCTGGTATAACCTGACCAGTCTGATCAAGAACCCATACGGTGTAGCTGGGATCCTCGGCAACCTTTATGCCGAGTCAGCGCTTAATCCGATGAACCTCCAGAACGGTTTCGAGCGCAAGCTCGGCATGACAGACGAGCAGTACACCAAAGCCGTTGACGATGGAACCTACAAGGATTTCGCCACCGACAACGCGGGGTACGGTCTTGCGCAGTGGACGTATGGTAGCAGGAAGAAGAACCTCGAAGGCTTCGCGAAAACGATCCACGAGTCCGTTGGCAACCTGTTCCTTCAGATCAACTTCATCATGCTGGAACTCAGCAATTACTCCGTTGTCCTGAAGAAGCTGAGAGAGGCAACCTCTATAGCGGAAGCAACCAGCGCTATGTACTACCAGTATGAGAAGCCGGCGTCGTCGAAGTCTGGATCAGAGAAGGCGGTGACCAAGCGCTGTGAGTTCGCCCAGCAGTTCTACGATGAGCTCCATGATGTCGCATGCGGTGAAGACTGGCACTTTGAGTATCCTGTGCTGTCCTCTGGGTCGAGCGGGGACGCGGTCACCGAGCTTCAGAAACATCTGGTTGCGCTTGGCTATAACATCGGCGAGCATGGCGTTGACGGCAAGTACGGAACCGCTACTAAGAAAGCCGTGGCGGCATTCCAGGAGAAGTGCAGCGTGTACTCCGACGGCAAAGCCGGAGCGGTGACACAGTATCTTGCGTGGTATCTGGTAAGAGGCGATAAGCTGACGGTTACAATCCATGACCTGACGCTGGCGGAAGCGCTTGAGATTTCAAGCAAATATCCAGACGCGGAGATAATTGTTAACTAATTGTTAAGTTCGCCATCATAAAAGTTCCATTTTATCGGACAGCGGCATAAATGAGTCTCGACTCGCGGAAGAGCCTGATACCGCATCACATTTGCAAGGTTAAATTACTTAACTTCTCCGGGAAAATTGTCATTGATTTTTGATGCTTTTCCCGTTAATATATACATGCGATCGCAACAATCCAACGGAAAGAGGAGTAAGAATGGAGAACAGTGGTTTTGTTATTCGCAATGTCTCAGAGCTCAAGCCGCATCCCAAGAACGATTACTTCTTCGATGCCATCGAAGGCGACAAGTGGGTCGAGTTCGTCGAGTCTGTGAAACTGCATGGCGTCATTAATCCTATCGTGATTGCGCCAGACGGAACCATCATCAGCGGGCACATGAGAGTTGAGGCCTGTAAAGCGCTGGGCATTCAGCAGATCAAGTGCTACGTGCTGGACGTAAGCGAGGAAGATCAGGAAGTCGCCCTGATCGAAAGCAATATCCGCCAGCGTGGCGTAGTGAACAGCCCTGACGTGAAGCTGGGGCGCGTGATCAAAGCGCTTGAAAAATATAAGAGCAAGGAAGAAGTCCGCAACAAGCTCCAGATCGACAGCCAGGTGGCAAGCCGCTCTCGCAGACTCGCCAGTATGCCGGAAGAAATGCAGGAACTTGTAGAGCTGGACGTCATCTCTCCAAGGACGGCGCTCACCATCGTCCAGAAGCTCACCCCAGAACAGCAAGTGGAGCTCGCCAAGCAGCTCGACCCTGTGGCGAAGTACACGCAGAAGGAAATCGCGGCGGCGATTGAGGAGCAGTTCCCGAATAAGGAAGAAATCGCTGAGCTCCAGGTCAAGCTGGCCGATGCCCAGAAAGCCCAGAACGAGGACGAGCTGGCGCTGCGCGAGAAGGTCAACGAGCTGACCCAGCGGGAGCGCAAGGCGTACGAGGATCTTCAGGCAGAGAAGAAGTCCAAGAAGAACCTGATCACCGAGTATGAGCGCAGGATCGAGAGCATCGAGTCCTTGCTGGAGAGCGCGTCTGAGAACGCCGTTGATATGGCGGAGCTGGTCGAGGAACGCGACGAGTACCAGCAGAGCGCGGAGTCAGCACAGCGGGACGCAGACCTGATGCTGGTGTGCTCACTGATCGAAACGGTCACGAAAGGGTTGACCGAGGTGTCCAACGATCCTACCCCGTTGTACGGGATGCTCGCCGACAGGGCGGCAGAGGGAATCGGGCAGCTGAAACAGACCCTTGATAAGATCACACATCGCCTGGAAGCGATGACAGGAGCGGCGTAAAATCGCCGCTCTTTCCTATATTGGGTTTAACCAATAATTATGTATCCCCGATACTGTATCACCCTGAGTCACGAAAGGAGCTTTCATGGAAAAGAAAGACGATGAGATCATGGCGCTGAACCTTTACCAGCGTCTGGCGAAAGTGCGCGATATCGCTGATGTCGTGCAGAAAAACAAGAGCGGCTATGGCTACCGATACACGTCTGAAGACGAGATCCTGGCCAAAGTCAAGGCTGGCATGTCCAAGTACCGAGTGTCTGTGTATCCGAGGATTGATACCGATACGTTCGAGAACACGCCGCGAGAGTATGAGAAGAGCAAATATGACAAGGCCGCTGGCAAGATGATTACCACCAAGGAAATTGAGTGGGTCGTGCGCGGCGTTGTTATGTACAAGGTGCTTAACGACGATAACCCTGAGGAGTTCTTCGAGGTGGCGTGGCCCATCTGCGGGACGCAGTCTGATATGTCTCAGGCGTTCGGTTCTGCGCTGACCTACGCCAACCGCTACTTCTATCTGAAGTTCTTCAACATCGCCACGTCCGAAGATGATCCCGACGAGTGGAAACGCAAGAAGAACGAAGCCGCTGACGCTGAAAATCGTGAGGCCGCTAAAGCAGTTATCCAGAAGGTGGATGAGCTGTGCCGCGCCAACATCAATGATCAGAACAGCACCGAGGTCAAGAACCTCATCAAGAAATTCGCTACAGATGCGGGCAAGCCGACCGCCAATTACCTGAAGATTCAGGATTTGGAAGAGGCCAACCGTCTGTATACAGCACTCGTAGAATATTTCAACAAAGCACAGGCTTAATTAGGAGGCAAAATTATGGGTTTTCGTGATGGTGCTTATTGCAAACTGTGGAAACTGGACATGAGCGGCAAATTTCCCCAGGGTCAGATCTCTATCTCCCGCAAGGATAAGACGACTGGCGAGTACGTCGATGATTTCAGCGGTTACGTGAGCTTTATCGGCGAAGCGGCGAACGCTGTGCAGAAGATTCCCAATCAGGGCCGGTTCAAGATTAAGGGCTGTGATGTCTCCCGTATTTGGAATCGTGAGAAGCAGCGCGAGTACATCAACTTCCGCGTCTACGATCTGGAAGACGTAACCAACGCCGCGACTCCTGCTAACAACCAGCCCCAGCCGCGCAGTGCCGCTAAGAGTTCTGGCAGTCAGATGAGTGTGGCTGAACTTGAAGCCAAGCTGGCTGAAGCGAAACTGCGTGAAAGCGGGAAGAACGTGGCTGACGATCAGAATGACGATCTCCCCTTCTAATATGGTGACGTATGAGCTATCCAATATATTCCGACTGGACGTGGAGCTATAGCAGAATCAGTCTGTTTGAGGAATGCCCATACGCGTTCGCGCTGAAGTACCTCTACAACGACGATAATGTTCAGTCGAACTTCTACGCAAACTTCGGTACTTATATCCACAGGATCCATGAGCTGTACTACACCGGCGTTCTGACAAAAGCAGAGCTCGTTGATTATTATATCCAGCACTTTGATGATGTCGGGCCTCACAAACACAGAAGCAAATACTTCATCGAAGGGCTGAACTACTTTGAAGACGGAGTGGCTGTCACTCCGTCTTTCATTGTAGGCGTCGAAAAGAACATTCTGTTCAAGGTCGGCGAGTATAACTTCACGGGCTTCATCGACTTGCTGTACAAGAACAACGATGGTACGCTCACGATCTGCGATCATAAGTCCCATGTGCTCAAGCCGCGCTCCAGACGCAAGACGCCCACCGTCTCAGACAAGGAATTAGACCAGTATCTAAAACAGCTTTATTTGTACGCTCACGGCGTTCATCAGCTGGGGTTAGGAAGTGTAGGGCAGCTACAGTTCAACTGCTTCAGGGGTCAAATAACAGTGTCTGAGCGTTATTCTAAGGACAAGGAAGACGAAGCCGTAGAATGGGCGACCAATACGATCAAAAAGATCGAGGGCGCGACCGAGTTTATGCCGACCGGCGAGTGGTATTACTGTCATAACCTGTGCGATCATCGCGGGGTGTGTGAATACATATAAAAGGAGCGGATGCGAGTTGGATCAAATCTCAAAGGAGTCTATTCAGGAAGCGAAGGAGAAGCTTGGCGACCGACAGGCAGATATGATCGCGGACATCCTCTCCCTCCAGCAGTACAACCCGGCCAGACACATCGCCTGTTGCCCTCTGCACAATGATAAAACACCGTCATTCAGTTACAACGCCCGGAGCGGAAGCTATTTCTGCTTCGGGTGTCATCGTTCTGTGGACATCATCGACGCGTGGATGATGAAGGGCGACACCTTCCTGCAAGCGGTGGACAAACTGTTTCAGGAAGCGGAAATGCCTCACAACTTCTCCTATCGCGGCGTCCGCGACAGTGACGAGACGGAGTTCTTCTACCCAGATCCCAAGTACAGCGAGACGAAGGACAACGTCTATGCCTACTGGCAGAAGCGCTGTATCTCCAAGGAGACGATCGACGCGATGGACGTGCAGGAGAGCATGAACGGCGATACTGTGTTCCAGTTCTTCGACTCTTCCGATGTTCTCAGGGCTGTCAAGTTCAGGCCATCGCGCCCCGTGCCGCATGGCGAGCGCAAGTGCTGGTGGCTGAAGGACGAGAAGCGCAAAGAGCTCAAGCCGTATGTGGGGCTTCTGTTTAATCAGAACAAGCTCAACATTTCACAGCCGATTATCATCTGCACTGGCGAAGGCGACGCGATGGCGGCGTATGAGTGCGGCTTTCACAATTCCTCCAGCATTCCGGGCGGCGATCAGAACCTGAATTGGGTGTCATATCAGTGGGATTTTCTGACGAAGTGCCAGCAGTTTATTCTCGTATATGATAATGATGATTCCGGCAGAAAATATATCAAGGAAATCACACGCAGACTTGGCGAAGACCGCTGCAAGGTAGTAGACATCCCTGAGACTTTGGAAATGCCAGATGGTTCTGTGAAACACGTCAAGGATTTGAATGAGCTTTTGTTCTATGGCGGTCAACAGGCTGTCATCAACGCGATCAACAACGCGCAGGAGCGCAAAATTGAGTCTGTTGTTGACTGCTCTGACGTGCAGGACATCGACATGGAAGGCATTGACGGCATGAAGACGGGGTTTAAGGAGCTTGACCACTGCATTAACAAGTCCTACTGCGGCACGGTGTCCATTATCACTGGTGTCCCAGGCGCTGGCAAGACCTCGTTTCTGTCCACCATCATCAATGAGGGCGTCGATCAGGGCTATCCAACCTGGGTGTACTCCGGCGAACTTTCCAACAGCGCGTTGAGAAACTGGACAATCAAATGCCGCGCCGGTCAGTACTGGCTGGAGAAAGTCGAGCGCGACGGGTTCACATCCTATCAGGTAAAGCCTGAAGCGATCAAGCGTATGGATGAGTACTACAAAGACAGGCTGTTCTTCTTCAAAGATACCTATGACGCCACGCCCGACGCGCTGTTCCAGTCGCTGGAGTCCTGCGTCAGGAAGTACGGCGTAAGGATGGCGGTTATCGACAACCTCTCGTCGGTCAACATCGGCTCTTTCGGCGATGAATATTGGAACGCGCAGAACCAGTTCATCAGGGACTGCATCGCTACGGCAAAGCGGCTGGATATTATTATGTGGGTGGTGCTTCACCCGAAGAAGATGGTCGAGTTCAACAGAGCGCCAGACCTCTATGATCTATCTGGTTCTGTTTCGGCGGCGAACCTCGCGCATCGCGTGTTCTCCCTGTACAGGGTCAAGGATGATGACAGACAGCCCGATCGAAACGGGCGCGTGAAGCCCAATACGAACTGTTCTGTTCAGTTACACATCAAGAAAGACCGCTTCACCAGCGCGTTGGGCAGAGTATACCCGCTGAACTACGATCCGAGCAGCCGCCGCTTCTATGACTCGCTGGAGATGCTGAAGAAGAGCTACGCGTGGGACACGACGCAGCATAACGAGCCTCTGCCATATCTGACCGAGGAGCAGATCCGTATGGCGAACGGCGACGCGGACGATTCAGATCCATTTTGACACTACAGAAACCGCGTGAGGTGCAAAAGCTGCACTCTTAACTTTAACTTTGCATCTTAACGATGATTAAGTTAAGAAACAGATTGAGGTGGATAATGCCTATACAAGATGAAGCCAGAGAACACTTCGGCAAAATCGTTCCCATTCCTGATGACGGCGTAAACATCACCCCAGGCATATACAAATGGGAGACAAAGGAAACTCGGTATTTTCTCTACAGTAATCCGAGCCAGCTCTCGTTCGATAGTTTATACAGGAATGATTATGAATACATAGAGGGCGGGAAGACGGAGTATTTGATTGTAGCCATAAATAAGCGAGGTGAACAATGCCAAACTACGTAATGTACCACTGCCACAGCGACTACAGTCTGCTCGACAGCTGCACCAAGTTCGCAGATTATATCGAGCTGGCAAAGCGCGATGGTATGACGGCGATCGGTTCATCAGAGCACGGCCTTCCGCGAGGCAACATCAGCAAGATGATCGCTTGTCAGGAAGCGGGGTTGAAGTTCCTCTACGGTGTCGAGGTCTATCTGACAAGATCGCTGGGCGGTGAGAAAGTCAGGGACAATTATCACACTGTGCTGATCGCCAAGAACCACGAAGGCATGAAGGAAATCAACCTGGCCGTCAAGCTGGCGTCGAGCGAGGATCATTTCTACTACGTGCCGCGCATGACGTTCCATGAGCTGGTTTCGCTGTCGAAAAACGTCATTGTGATATCAGCTTGTGTCGCTTCGCCGTTGAGCAAGCTCCCGATCAGTGACGACGACTACGAAAAACTGCTGAACCGTTACGATTATCTGGAGATCCAGCACCATAACTGTCCGAGTCAGGCGGCGTATAACCAGCATCTGTATCAGTTGTCGTTACAGACGGGTAAGCCGCTGATCGCTGGCACTGATACGCACAGCTCGACGCCATATAAAGCTGAGTGCCGTGATCTGCTAATGTTGGCGAAGGGCAAGTCGTTTCCTGATGAAGACACGTTTGACCTGACGTATAAGACATACGATGAGCTGGTCGAAGCGTACGAGAAACAGGGCGCTCTCCCCCGTGATGTTTACCTTCAGGCGATTGAGAACACGAACGTCATGGCGGCGAGCGTGGAAGAGTTCACAGTAGACCGCAGTAACAAGTACCCGATATCGTATGGCTCTGCCGAAGAGGACGCAAGGCGGTACAAAAAACTGACACGGCAGATGTTCGAGGACAAGCTGAAGAACGGCGTGATACCGAAGAGTCAGGAAGACGCTTTTAGAAAGGCAATTGACGAAGAACTCGCAGCCTTTGAAAAGTTGGGCATGTGCGGCTTTATGCTGTCAGAGTCTGAGCTCGTAAGGTGGTGCCATGATAACGGGATACCGACAGGCCCAGAGCGCGGATCCGTTGGCGGCTCTCGTGTGGCATATGTAACCGATATTATTGACCTGAATCCAGAGGATTACGGTACGATCTTCAGCCGCTTCTGTAACGCCGATCGTATTAGCATTGGCGATATCGACATTGATGTCGTAGATACAGACAGGCCCAAAATATTTAACCATATCATAGAGAGATTTGGCGACCGAAAAACGGCGCGGGTGTCAGCTTATGGCAGTATCGCAGACAAAGGCGCGATTGATGATATTTGCCGTGGCCTCAAGAATAAATATGTTATGGAGCACAGGCCAGACTTAAACATCAGAACCTATACAGACGAAGATGTGCCTGAATTCCCATACACGCTGAGAAAGGCCGACCAGATTAAGAAGGAATTCACAGAAAATCCTGATGAAGCAAAAGAAAAATACAAAGAAGTGTTCTATTACTTCGATGGTATGGTCAATACTATTGTGAGTCAATCGGTTCATGCAGCTGGCATGGTTATTTCGCCGTGTACGCTTGATGATAACTATGGCACGTTCTTCAACTCTGGCGAACATTGCTTGTTGCTAAACATGGATGAAGCTCACGATGTCGGCATGTGTAAATATGACTTTCTGATCCTGACAAACATCAAAATAATTGACGATGTCTATAAAGCAATAGGGAAACCATTCCCTAAAATGCACGAGATCGACTTTAACGATCAGGATGTATGGCGTGATATGCGTCGTAGTCAATGGGGGATCTTCCAGGCCGAGTCGGATTACTTTTTTAATAGTCTGAAGCGTATGAAGCCAATAAATATAAAAGAGATGGCGTTATTGACGGCTTCAATACGTCCTTCCGGCGCGTCTTATCGTGATGATGTGTTTGACAGAAAAGTTCACAAGAATCCCACGAAGGAAATGGATGAGTTGTTCAAAGACAACTTCGGCTTTGTCGTCTATCAGGAAGATATTTCCCGCGCCCTCATAGAGCTTTGCGGCTTTAGCGGTAGCCAAGCCGATACGGTACGTCGTGACATTGCTAAGAAAGACCCTGAAAAGATCGCCAAGGATATTGTGCTGATCAAGCAAGGATACATTGACCATTCCAATAAACCTCGCGAAGAAGCAGAGCACGACGTTGCTGAACTGCTTCAGGTAATTTCAGATGCGAGTGGTTATGCGTTTAACTATTCCCATGCAGTGGGCTACTGCATGATTGGTTTTCTTTGCGCATACTGCCGCTATTATTATCCGATTGAATTCTGCACTGCCTATCTCAATGGCGCTCATTCTCAGGACGACATCTACCACGGCACTACTCTCGCCCAGACCTACGGCATCAACATTGAAATGCCAACATGGGGACACACTGGCGAGGAATATACCTTCGACAAAGCCACCAATACCATCTACCAGGGGCTGGCATCGGTCAAGAGTCTGACGAACGGGCTGGGCGCGACCATGCACGACATCGAACAGGCCATTAACCCCACCAGCTTTACTGATCTTCTGCTCTGCCTGAAAGCCGAACACATCGGCGACAAGCAGATCGAAATACTGATCAGCATCGGCTACTTCAAGAAGTTCGGCAATCCAACAGAATTGCAGAAAATCCTTGAAAATTCCATTAAGCTGAAGTACGGCGGTCTGGTCTGGTTGTCAGAAGAAAAGCGCGAGGCGATGTTTGGCAAAGACGAAGGCGAGATCAGTCAGTATGCAGAGCGCAGAACCGAAAAGAACTGGAGGGTCACGGACGGCGCTTCACTTTTGCGCTATATGGAGCGCTGTATTAAAGCGAGAAAGTTACCTCCGCCGCTCATGAAGGACAATATCGCGACGTGGATGGAGTACATCGGGTATACGCCGGCGCTGGGGCCCGACTACAGGGCCATGATGTACGTCACCGCGCCCCCGAAAACGCTGACGTCCAGAAGAACTGGCAAGCCATGGGCGTACAGCATAATGGCAATTTCGCTGAGAACTGCCGATATGCATGAGTGGACGATCCCGAAGGGCTTCTACGTTCACACGCTCAAACAGGGCGACGTCATCAAAGTTATCGGCGGCAAGAGCGCATACAAAGCTGAAGAGTATGAAGGTATGACGCGGTATACACTGTACAACTACTGCATCGCAAACAACATATGAGAGGTGATCGCCATTGCAGCGCGACAGTCCGAACATCCAATCCCTCAAGGCCGAGATCAAGAAGCATGAAGTGCTTGAGCGCAAGCTGTACGAGGTATTGATTTCAACACACATCCGCAAAAGCACAAAAATTGCGGACATCTACGAAGAACTCTGGAACTATGCCGAAGAGCAGTCGGGCTACGTGCCGGAAGACGATGACTTCTTCGATGAATTTTGAGGGCAAAGTATGACAGACGAAGCTTTTATTATTGAGCTGTATCATTCCGTTAAAAACCGCTGGAATCTGCGCCGCTGTAGCGGTGAAGCGTCAGAAGAAGAGCTGGTTTTTCTGGTTCGACTTCTGAATAGATTTGAAGCGCATTTTGATGAACAAGAAGGAGAACAAAATGACAGTTGAACTTGTTGCCATGACGGCTGATCCACTGATGACGTGCGAAACTGCAGCCTGTACGTGTTATAACTCAGAGCCAGACGCTGATCATCCCTTCAGGATCCTGAACTCATGCATTAAAAACGGTCATCAGTCCGTTGCCGAGCACGCGAACTTCACTTTTGAGATCAAGGGCATCAGCCGCGCCTGTCTCGCCCAGCTTACGCGCCATCGTTTGGCGTCATTCAGCGTCCGCTCTCAGCGGTACTGTGATGAGGACGATTTCGGCTATGTTACGCCGCCTAAGATCGAGGCCGATCCGAAAGCGCATGAAATCTACCGCACCCTGATGAACACGATCAACAGCGTGTATTCCTTTCTGACGTCCAGGTGCGCGATTCCGAACGAAGACGCGAGGTTTGTACTGCCAAATGCCTGTGAAACCACGTTGACGATGACGGTCAATCTCCGCGAGCTGATCCATATCTGTCATGAGCGGCTGTGTTCCCGCGCCCAGTGGGAGATCAGGGATGTTGTGCGTCAGATGGCCGATTGTGTTATCGCGGTGGTGCCTGAAGCGAAGCGTTGGCTGGTGCCGAAGTGCGAAAAGGATCCCGATCACCCGTTCTGCCCGGAGCGTCAGTGCTGTGGGCGGCATAGGAAGCTGGCGGAGGTGTATAAAAATGAGTGACGCCGTAAATCATCCCACGTACTACAATCGCGGTGGCGTAGAAGTTATTGATTTTATTGAAGACTGGAAGCTCGACTTCTCGTTGGGCTCGTTTGTAAAGTATGTGTGCCGCGCTGGGCTCAAGGACGATGTTGTTCAGGACTTGAAGAAGGCGCTGTGGTATATCGAAAGGTTCAGGAAACATCCTCGTATTCCAGAAGAAGCTGGGACAATTGACTGGCGTGAATACGCAGAGTCTCAGGGGCTGAGAAACGAGCTCTGTCTCGCGATGGCTACTGTTCAGCTGATGTTGCAGGACGGGCCCGAACTTATGAACTACTATTGCGACGATGTCGTGATGCTAATCGATCTTGCGATCAGTGAAATCCAGAAGACCGCGAGTGAAAAGAAAAACAATATAGAGCCTGGTGTGCTCGAAATTGGGAGTGATAAGAAATGAGTTACAAACTGTATGGCGTTCATGGTTGTGGTATGTGTTCCGCGCTTGAACAGCGCATGAAGGTTAAGAAAATTCCTTATGAAAAGATTGAGGATATGGAGCAGATTAGGGCGCTGAACCTCGATAGCATTCCGGCGCTTGACGCTGGCGGCAAAATTATGTATTTCCCCGAAGCGGTGAAATTTCTTCAAAACGCATAATTTTCAGAAAGGATGATTCAACAAATGGTTCCCGATAAATACGAAAGATACAGAGCTGATTTGAATTTTATTAAGAAATACAGCAAGGCCGTCAATGCCGCTACTGGCAGCGAGGTCGATGCCAATTCCAACGTCAGCAACAAGAATATCGCCACGATGGCTACGGAGATTCACAAGAAGGCCAACATCTACGCTAATCGTCTGGCGATGCACGACAAAGTCAAAGAGCTTTACGGCGAAGATCTCGCTGATGAATATATCAGACAGCTTGAAAACCATGAGATATATAGGCATGACGAAAGCGGTACTCCGATTGGGACGCCGTATTGTGTTAGCATCACCATGTACCCCTTCCTGCTCAACGGTCTTAGCTCTCTGGGAGGTTCCAGCACAGCGCCCAAGAATCTTGACTCCTTCTGCGGTGGCTTCTGCAACCTGGTCTTCCTAGTCGCGGCCCAGTTCGCTGGTGCCGTGGCAACTCCTGAATGGCTGGCGTATATGTCATACTTCCTGATTAGGGAGTATGGAGATGATTACTACAAACGCGCAGACGAGATCGTCGAACTTGGCAATCACCCGCGTACAATCAAAGATGTTGTTCGCGCCAAGTTCCAGCAGGTGGTATATACCATCAATCAACCGGCGGCGGCTCGCGGAAGTCAGAGTGTGTTCTGGAATGTGGCGCTGTTTGATGAGCCATATTTCAAGAGCCTCTTCGAGACTTTCTACTTCCCGGACGGCACGGCTATGGTCGATATCTGGGACTCTGTTAATTGGCTTCAGAAGACATTCATGAAATGGCTGAACCATGAACGCACAAAGAAAGTGCTCACATTCCCCGTGACCTCGTACAGTCTGTTGAATGACGGTAAAGAGTATGTAGACAAAGAAGCGGCTGACTGGGTGGCGCAGATGTATTCTGAAGGTGATAGCTTCTTTACCTATACATCTGATAGCGTAGACTCACTGGCTAGCTGTTGTTTTGACGGTGATACAAAGATTCTTGCCAAGAGCAGTGACGGCGTGTTTCTTGATACGACGATCCACGACCTTCACGAAATGCCTTGGCATCCTTATAAAAATAATTTAACTGTGTTCCATAACGGCAGCTGGGTATCAGCCAAAACAATTAAATTACCGGGCAGACCGATGTATGTGATTAATACATCGAACAAGAAAACCGTCAAAGCTACTGATAATCATTTATGGCCAACGCTCGAAGGATTAAAGCGCACAGATGAACTGACGACAGATGATTGGCTTTTGTTCAATACAAGAAAACTTGAAGCTGTTAATGAAAAGGATAGGCATTTATCGTATGAGCAAGGCAAATTGATCGGCATGTATCTCGGTGATGGTTCGATGGAATGTCAGAGCGACAAATACAAAACAGTTAATTTGTCTCTTAACAATGAAAAATACGAGAATAATATTGACGAACTTAATAAGGCGCTGATCGATTGTGGAATTACCGATAAACAGTTTAAGCTTCGCACGGTGTATAATAATGTATATCCGCTGTCATTGTATGGGACAGAACTACCGGAGTTTATAGAAGAGTATGTTGAGAATGGGTATGCGAATGAGAAGCGCATCAAGCCTGAGGTGTTTTTGCAATCATCGTCTTTTAGAAGGGGAATACTTGACGGCATGTATGAAACTGACGGCGGTAATTCCAATAGAATTTATACCACGTCGGAGGGACTTGCAAGAGATTTTGAAGCGCTGTGTTCAACTCTCGGTCTGAACACTGTTATCGATACTTTTGACAGAACAGATGAACCTGTTGTGATTCGTGGTCAGGCATATAATAGAAACTTTGTACTTTGGTGTGTCCGTTGGTATGATCCTCAGAACAAACGTTCTATGGGCGATGTTTTTAAGATTGTAAATAACTCAGTATATTTCAAAATTACATCGATCGAAAAAATGGACGAAGTACCGGAAAATGTATATTGTTTTGAATGCAAGAATGAAAGTGAACCGTATTTCACTCTGCCAAATGGCATGATCGTCCATAACTGCCGCCTCAAAAACGAAATCCATGAAAACACCTTTAGCTATACCCTCGGCGCTGGCGGCGTTGCCACTGGCTCCAAGTGTGTCATGACGATGAATCTTAACCGTCTTGTACAGAACGTCGCAAGAGCGAACCCTGAGTACATCGGTGATGAACTGTTCCCGCTGATTACCGAGGCTGTAGCAGTCCAAACAGAAAAGATCCACAAGTATCTCACGGCCTTCAACGAGATCCTGAAAGAGATGCTCGCCAATCACATGCTTCCTGTATATGAGGCCGAGTACATTTCTCTTGAAAAGCAATATCTCACAGTCGGCACGAACGGTCTAAATGAAGCTGCCGAGTTCCTCGGCATCGAGATCTCTGACAACCAGCGTTATCGTGACTTCGTTGAGGCTGTCTTCCGTCCAATCTCCGAGATCGATAAGCGTGATAAGACGAAGGAAATTATGTGGAATACGGAGCAAGTACCGGCGGAGAATCTTGGGGTCAAAAACGCCTCATACGATAAGCGAGATGGTTATGTAGTTCCTCGCGATTGCTACAACTCTTACTTCTTCCTCTCTGAAGACACAACGCTCTCACCAATGGACAAGCTCAAACTCCACGGCAAAGACTACACCAAGTATCTCGATGGCGGTTCTGCTTGTCACATCAATCTTTCCGAGCACCTGTCCAAAGAACAGTACAAATTTATTATGCAGAAAGCGATCGAGTACGGCACTCCGTACTTCACTTTCAATATTCCAAACACGGTCTGCCGTGACTGCGGTCATATCTCCAAGCACTATCTTGACAAATGCCCGAAGTGCGGCAGCGAAAATATTGACTACGCGACGCGTGTTATCGGCTATCTCACCCTCATCTCCAAGTGGTCAGTTGACCGCCAGAAAGAGGGCGCGAAACGATACTACGCCGGCGCAGATAAGGTAAAGGTAATATGATCAAATACGTCAGCTATGCCGTGACGTTCGCCGAAGTTCCAGACGAGATCAGCCTGACTCTTGCCATCTCCAATTGTGGCGGCAACTGCCCAGGCTGTCACTCGCCTGAACTCCGAGGCGATATCGGTCGCGACCTCGAAGGGGATCTTCCGCAACTCCTACAGAAGTATAAAGATCAAATCACATGCGTCTGCTTCCTCGGCCAAGGCAACGATCCAGACGCACTTCAGGAGTGCATCGATTACGTCTACTATCACGGGCTGAAGACGTGCCTATATTCCGGCGTAGATTCCGCCGGAGATCTTCCGGGCCTGATGCACTTGACATATATCAAGGTCGGGCATTACGACGAAGTGCTCGGCGGTTTGGACAAGCCCACAACCAATCAGCGCATGTATGCTGTTACGTACCTGAAGAGTAGAGACGGCAGACACTGGTACGCCATCGACGATGATATCACCTATAAATTCTGGCGAAAGAAAGAATAAAAACGGATTTGCCGGGAATAAATTTTACAGTAAACGCACAGTAAAAGATTTTGAGACAGTAAACAGACAGTAAAGGAGGTGAGGTTATGCATAAACCTAACCCTACAGCGATCTACTACTCCAAAGAAAAAACGCGGTACGATTACCCCAGCAAACGGTATATCAGCCGCGATGGCGAGAACGGCACTCTCTGGTCTATGGGCACTTACCCAACCAAAATCAGGGTCAAAGATTTGCCAGACTACTACATCTATGCTTACTTCTACGGTAGCTGGAAGTTTCTGAAATCCAAAGACGTCAAGTATATGTACTATGTCCCAAACAATTGGGTCAATCATTTTCTCAAAGACGATGTACTGTATATTTCGTATAACAAACCTCTCGAGATTACAACCAGCCGTTGGGGCACAGAGACTTGCGACAACTATGACATTGCGCTCTTCGGCAACAGCATTCTCGATTTTGTGGCGGCAGCGAAGTACTATTCAGGGTACGACACAGCGCAGATTGAGCAAGCCATTAAGGATAAACTCGTGCTGTTTAAGGAAAAGCATCCAGAAGACGCCGCTTGGACAGTGAAAGATTGGGATTATTGCCCCGAAAAGTATGATGAGAAAGTGAGGAACGGCACACTATGGCGCGGTACCTGAAAAACGAACGCCAGTCGAAGATACTGGAGATCATAGAAAGAACTCCGATTCAGGACGCAAAACAGCTGATGGAGGCGCTCAAAGAAGAAGGCTTTGAGTGCGACGACGCCACCATCTACCGCGACATGATTGATATGCATCTCACCACTACTGTCAGGAGCGACGGGCGCGTAGGCCTCGCAACCCCAGCTTATGTAGCGCACGAGAGCTTGGCAGAGCGGCTGTCGAAGCTGACTGTGGAGGCTGGTATTCAGGTCGAGGTGCTTGATATATACGTCAAAGTGCGCTGTGTCCACGGCTGTGCAGAGGCTATGGCGGCGTCCGTCAACGCGCTGAACCTCGACGATGTGTTCTGCTGTGTGGTAGCTGGCGATGATCTGCTGGTGATCTGTAAATCTGCCGATAAAGCCAATCGTGTTTTTAATATTTTAGGGAAGGTGATCAATAGATGATCAAGTTTGAAAAAGTTCCGTTTGAAATCTTCCGCGACACTGTACTTAACATGGATCTCGGCGTCATCTTCCCAACAGACGAGGGATTCCTGCGTCACGCGTTTGAGATGCTGGATCTGCCAAGCCGCGCCACTGTGGGCTCCGCTGGATACGACATCCGCACACCGCTCGGCTTCACGCTTAACCCCGGCAAAAGCGTTATTATTCCGACGGGCTTGAGGTGTCAGATGCCGCAGGACGTGGTCTTGATGGTATATCCGAGATCTGGGCTGGGCTTCAAGCACGGCATACGTCTTGCAAATAGCACGGGGATCATCGATAGCGATTTCTGTAACTCTAACAGTAAAGGCCATATACTGCTAAAGTTGTGTAATGGCGGCGGCAAGTCTGTTCTGATCAGGCCTAACGAGCGCGTTTGTCAAGGAATCTTCATGCACTATCTCACAACCGATGACGATGATACCACTGGCGTCCGCGACGGCGGTTTCGGCAGTACAGGCACAACATAAAGGAGGTACACCGTGGACGAGCAATCCATTGTAGTAACAAACGACGCGGCGAGATGCTGTATCAACGTCGTAGTCGAATATCCACTTGATGATGTAGGGGATATAAAACATATTTTACTTCAGCGCAAAAACGAAAGTTCCGGCGCGATCACCGCTCTGATCGACAAAGATGTCGAGTCCATCGACGATCTGAGTCTCAATTACAACGACTTAGAGGTCGTGGCCGGCGTCTCTTACCAGTACACCGTTGTCATGTCCGACGCCGACGGCATCGGCTTGCGAAGCGGCTTTGCGTCCGCCGTGTGCTCGTTTGACGGTATCTGTATCGCAGATGAAACCACTTCATGGAAAACGGCGTTCGGCACTTCCGCGAACCAGTACAGCGAATCATATAAACGCACCCGCCAGGTGCAGTACGTGACTACGCTGTCCGGCAAGTTCCCGCATCGCGTATCCAACAGCGCGGCGAACTACACCACTGGCTCATGCACTGGCTGGTGGATACCGCTCGGCGATAAGTGCGGCGAACCTGTCATCACCAGCTACGCCAACCCGTACCGCGACGCCTTTATCGAGTTCCTTGCCAATGGCAAGGACAAGCTACTCCGCACCTCGGCTGGCAAGGCCATGATCGTATCCATCGACGGCGAGATCACCGAAAACTGGAATCCTCATACTGAGCTTTCCACCATCACGTTCAACTGGACGCAGATCGGCGAGATCGACGTGCCGAAGTATGTCAATACCAATCCAGGCTGGACACGTGAAGGGGTGACGTCATGATTACGCAGGACGATATTGCCGCCGTCAATCAGCAGACGCACGATATTATGTATAAGCTGGAAGTCCTCGACGAGTATCTGCTTGTCACGGGCGAAGTGACCGCCAACGCAACCAACATCGTGTTCAATCTCGATGCCGAGAGCGATATGCGGCGCACTGGCACGCTGACCATCGTCGTGACAGACAAGTCCTGGGTCGATGAAAACTTCGAGCTTGGGTGGATGAACAAGTTTGTCCGTTTCAGTATTGGTTTGCTGTACAAGGGCGCGTATCGCTGGTATAAGCTCGGCACAATGGTGGCAACCAGCGACGCCTTTAGCTATGACGCCGTTACCAACGAGCTTCAGCTGACGCTGACAGATCTCATGGGTATGCTGAACACGGAGCGAGGCAGTCAGATCGGTACACCCGTGAAGATCGCCGTGAACTCGGTTATCAAGAACCAACTCGCAGCCACCATCGCAAGGTGGTCGCTCCTGAAGCGCACAGAAATCGCCGATTTTCCCGACGTAATCCCGTACGACCTTGAGTTTGATGTGGGCGTATTCCCGTATGAGATCCTGAAAACTGTCATCGACCTCTTTCCGTGGTACGAGCAGTACTTCGATGTAGAGGGCGTCTACCACGCCGATCAGATCCCGATGCGTATGAGCGAGCCTTGCTTACTGAGAGCTGCCGACATTAACGACCTGATCATTTCTGAGCGCCGCTCGCTTGATTTCTCACAGATCAAAAACTCCACTGAAATCTGGGGCAAAAAGATCACGTCGCATTACTCCGCGACCACATGCACCCTCAACGGCGACACCTACGAGCTCGGTTTCCTGACGCCGCTCCAGGCGGTGGAGTCCAATAGGCGTTATTCCTTTACACCGAACGCTGATTCCCCCGCTTCTCCGAAGATCAAATTCACGCTGATTGATGACGAAGGCACTCAGACGACCGAAGTCATCAACATGCTTGACTCTGACGGCAACGCACTTCCCGCCGGCGCGATGACCGCTGGCAGGACGTATGTCGCCCGTTGCTATATCTCAGATGACGGCGAAGGCACGATCACCAAGACGCTGTACCTGATGGGCCAGAAGGAAATCCATGTCATTGTGCGTGAGATGAACGTCCAACCAGACGCGGCTACCATCGCCTATGATAAGCAGCGCAACGCCTGTGAGGATATCCGCTACATCGTCAATCCTGACAGCCCGTACGCTTGCGACCGCTATAACGGCTCGTCCAATACCCAGCAGCGGTATAGCATCGAGAACGGCGAGATCAGACAGGTGTTAAAAGACGGCGACTACGCCGCGATCTACTCCACTTCTCTGGCCTACCAGCGCGGCGAGTACGAAAACTTCCTGCGTTGCCGCATGAACACAGATGTCGAGCTGACCACCGTGCTGATCCCGTTCATCGACGTCAACCAGAAGATCGAGTACACGTCGCCAACAACGGGCCAGACAAATCAGTACATCGTCAAGGCGGTGAACATGGATGTCTCTGGCTTTAAGATGACGATGAAGCTTTCACGTTTCTATAACTACTATCCGTTCTATGACGATTGAGGTATTGTAAATGAGATTGATCAATGTTGAGGATGTCCTTTCGCGCATGAGAAGTGAATGGCAAAGGCTTGTGGATGCTGGCTATCTGAAGGAAGCTCATGGCTATTACGCCGCGATAAAGCTCGTTGAAGACTTTACACCGACCATTAAAAATCCAGATGACACAGAGGGCGATGAGTATGACGATTAAATACAAAGACGCCGCAGATATTTTGAAGTTCAGAAAACGGCACTGGTGGCTGAAGCACACAGCTGTATGGAAACTCAGCCGAACCGATGAGTATAATTACAAGCTGACATGTGACATAGCCTGGTGGTTCTATATTCTCGCCTATATTCCTGCAAACCTCATCAACGTATTTATCGCGATGTGGGACTACGGCCTGAAAGAGTTCGAGCTCACAAAGCGGCACTTCAGAACATACAATATCCACAAAACTGATGGTTCATTCATCCGCGCCGAATTGATCTATGAGAGGTACAGCAATGGAAAATAATCACATCTTCACCTGTCCGTTTTCTGAAACCATGTCTGTCAGGCATGGCTGTGTGTATCTCACAAAAACACACGTAAACATTATCAGCGGCGTCTATGTAGTCAACCTCGATGGCAGTATCGGCAGTTCTATCCCCGTCAGAGCGTTCGATGAGAAGACTGGCGCGGTGTTCTTCGATGGGTTGGCTGATGGCGTCAGAGTGTGCGTCTTCTACATGATCACCGTGTATGAGCGGCCAGCGGTCAAGCCAGAAGCAGAACCCCAGAGCGGCGAAGAAAAGCTTGAAGCGCTGATCCGCAAGGCGGAAGAGGATATTGCGCGACGCAGTCTCCGGCTCACCAATTACGTGAGGGATCGACTCAGGCAAGCGTATAACACTGGCTATGATCAGGGCTATGCTGATGCCAACAGCCCCGTTGTCGAAGAAAGCCGTATCGTACCGGGCGACGAGGTTGAGTGCAAAAACCCGTCCGATATATTGGTCACTATTCAGGTCGACTATGATAACGACTGGCTTACCGGCATAAACAGAGATGGCGAGGTGGAGACATACGGCCTTGATTATTGTAAGAAGACTGGCCACCATCATGATGGCTACGACACATTAATCAAACAGATGAGGGGTGAATACGATGGGTGACATTCTCAGAGACGCACTGATCGTCATCAAGGACGAGTGAGAGTTAAAAATTGGGCTATCACAGAACACTCTGTGGTAGCCCGCTATTTTTGTTTTTGGAGGTCAACATGCCTGAAACTTGTATTGACATGGACTTTTTGAAACTGTATACTGAACGCGTGATTCAGAGCGTCATATCCGATATGGCCCTGAAAGCGAATCTTGACAACATAATAGTCAGCAATTCGCCGTCAAACGAGGAGATTGATATGAGTGATCGTATTAAACGCCGCATTGTTGTTGACGGCACAGAGTACTGGCTCACCGCCAGCTCAGAGCAGAAGCTCCTGCTAAAAGCATTTGAGCTCGGCACATTGAACGCGCCAGCCGCTGCGCAGATAGTCAGCCCGCCGAAGATCGGGCATAACTTCCAGCAGTTCGCAAGCAACTGGTTTGAGGTTTATAACAAGCCCAACATCGAAGCCGTCTCCGCTATCACCAATGAGCGCCAGCTGACAAAGTATCTTTACCCGGCCTTTGGCAAAATGGACATCGAAGACATCACCACCGATGATATCCAGAACCTGTTCAACTCAATGGGCAATCTCGCCAAGGCCACCAAGGACAAGGCGAAGCACGTACTCAACATGGTCTTCGAGCACGCGATATCCAAGCGCATCATCACCGTCAACCCGTTATCGTGCAGAAGTCTGCGCGTCACAGGCAAGCGGTCAGAGAAGATCCCAGCCTACTCTGTGAACGACATGAAGTTCTTCGCACAGAACATACACAAGGTGCAGAACCCATCAGACAGAGCGTGGCTTGCGCTGATGGTATATCACCCGTTGCGTCCTGAAGAGTGCCTTGGTCTACAGTATAAGAATATCGTAAAGGGCGAGAACGGCGAAACCATCATGCGCGTCTGGGCGACGGTCACGCACCCTGACAGGTCGAAGCCACTGTACAAAGAACGCCTGAAGACAGACTCAAGCCGCCGTAAGATGGTGATCAGTGAGGCCGCATTGCCGTACATCGGTCAGGGGATGGTGAACATTGACCCAGAAGATTTTGTAGTTGGCGGCAAACAGCCGCTGTCGTATACCGCCGTGCGCCATATGTGTAAGCGTATCGCAAAGGATATCGGATACGACGGCGTGATCACACCGCGCAGATTCCGTACGACCGTAGCGTCTGACCTCTACGCGGCAACCCACGACGTGAAGATGGTACAGCAGTCGCTCGGCCACGCAAAATACAGTCAGGTCGCCATTGATCATTATATCGAAATGCGTAATAAAATTGATAATTCTGGCGCGATCGTCGCTGGCATATATGGCGCTTGATGTGACACTTTATGTGACACAGCCCGTCGGCTAAATCACCTGATTACACAGAAGCTTTCTACGAAAATTTTCACCAAAATGTGACATTTTATGTGACATTTTCAAAAAATCAAGAACGAGGCCGTTGTCTGGACGTAGTCTCAGTCGGTAAATCAGCACTGAAATATGTACAAAAATATGAAAAAACCCACCGTTCCCGGCAGGTTTTGGTTCAGAGCTGATGACCGGATTTGAACCGGTGACCTCATCCTTACCAAGCCGGAGAAATTAACTAACTACTAAACGCGAATTGTTGAACTATTATGTCGTCAGATTCCCACCAAAGCACCAGCAAGTTTGATGTTTTGTTGGCAACCCGACCTCAACTTTTCAATAACATTTCGATGCATATAATGTAACTTTTCAAATAATAAAATTATGTTTTACCAAATCATCATTAGGTAAAATAAGGGCTATCGAAAGATAGCCCCGTTTACGTCTTGCGCGTACACATCATCGTATGATAGAATATGTAGCGGAGGCGATGACTATGATCATGCAGAACGTGAACTCTTCAAACATAGCGAGCATCGGATACGACAGAGAAACAATGCGGCTCGCTATCAGATTCCGCACAGGCAACCTGTATGTTTACATGAATGTGCCGCCGGAGGTGTTCGATGCGCTCATGAGGGCCCCGTCCAAAGGCACGTATCATTCTCAGTTTATCAAGAATGTTTACCCGTTCAAGAGAAGCATTTAGTCGATATTCACAAGCACTTGCGCGGGCCCGCTGACATGGATATCCCTTTCGTCGTATGCGTCCACCCAGATTTCACTTACACCTTCGCGCCGCGCTAACTCTTCTGCGAGATACTTTGTCGGGATACTCTTGAGTATTTCGACGTCGATTTCGTTTTTCATTTTCCCTCCAACATTTACAAGAACATCGGGGGCTGTCTTGCGACAGCCCCCTTTTTAACTTTCATTACGAGCCCTTGGCGTAGAGCGCCTGTACGAGGTAACCAGGTAGCTGCGCGATGATCGCGTCGCCGAGTTCCTTCGCGTCGTTCACGCCGTTCAGCACGATATCCCCAATGTCGATCTTGACGTCGCCGCCGACTGTGCCTTCGAGCAGCTTCGCCATGTCGATGCTCTTGAGCGCGTTCGTCAGCAACGACGAGTTCTCAGAGCCGCGATTGATCGAGTCGTAGTACTTCGAGAAATCAACCCCAGCCAGTATATCCGTTACCGGGATCAGCTGATTTCCCATGTTATCGTAGATATTATTATTGCCCTTCTGTTCCTCAAGACCGTTGATAATCAGATTATACATCTGATCATTCAGTGCGTCTTGTGCTTTCTCGACTTCGTCCTCATCCTGTACATAGCCGAAGCCAGTTTCGTTGTTATACATCAGCACTCGGCGTTGACGCGCATCTTCGAGATCGTTAAGCGCGTTCATGATGTCAAGTCTCTGCTGATACTTCTCGTTCTGCTTTTGCAGTAGGTCGATCTTCAGATCAATAACGGCGTCGTTCCACTCTTCCTGACTCGCCTTGATCTCCATGATCTTATCTTCGTTATCCTGAATCTGCTGGTTGATCTCCTGATATTTCTCGGAGAGAATATCCAGCCCGTCAAGCTGTTTCTCAAGCTCTTCGTTCTGAGTTTGCAGATTCTCGATCTGCTTCATGCCGTTAGAGATCAGTTCGCGATAGCTGTTGACCTCGGCGTTTCCGCCCTGAGACTCGCGTAACCTCTGTAACCCCTCGATCTTCGTCTGGAGGTTATCGAGGTAGTAGATACTGGTCTTCAGGTTGTTCATCGCGATGTTCTTGACTTCATCGTTCAGGTTGGAGAGGTCGATCTTCGCATCGCTCAGTGTGGAGCTCAGTTCCTCGATCTGCTTGGCATAGTTATACCAGTCATCGCTTCCGACCTTGATAATGCCGGAGTTCACCTGACGCTCAAACTCGTCGGTCAGCGCGGCCTGTTCGGCCTCAAGGTTCGAGATGACATCGCCCGTTAGCCTGATCGCATCGAGGTAGTCGTCGCGGGTCATCTCCTGACCGTACTCTTCCTTGACCTTCACAAGACTGTTAAACGTCTTGATCTGCTCATTCAGCTGATCGTCAATATTCCCGAAGTGGGTCACAATATTGTCGAGCTTCTGCTTCGAGAGATCATACATCTGATCGTTCAGCGACTCGATTGTGTCGAGACAGCCTTTCGCTTTATCCCACCAAGTCTGATACGTCTGAATAGCCTTGCGGGTATTCTCGTCGTACTGCTTGATGTCGATCGCACCTTCCTGAATCAGCTTGACGATACTGCTCGACAGTCCGGCGCGTTTTGCGAAGTCATTGGCTTGCTTTTTGTACCGCTCAACTGCCTGAGTATTCAGATCGATCTCAGAGCGGACGTTGGCGATCGCACTTGTGAGCTCGGTGTTCTTCGCGAGGTAGCCGACACTCTTCTCAGCGGCTTTGATGTAGTCGGTGGTCTTCTTTTTCAAGATGTCGAGTGCGGTCGGGATCCAGTCAACAAACTTTTCAGCCCATTTCAGAGCGTCTTTGATCTTCGCGCCAGCGCTCTTCTTTTTGCTGCCACTAAGATCGGAAGAGCAC